CAGCATCACCGTTAATGATTGCGTCCTCAACAGCATCGCGCATATCTTTTGCGATCATGCGTTGCATTGCTGGCAACAACAACACGGCTGAGTCTTCGATCAATTCTTCGTCAAGGATGTAACGAGTTGACAAGCCTTTTGCAGTGATTTGATTTTGTCCCATTGATACAGTAGATACAGGGTACAATGCAGGATTGTCACTGCTTACGGTGCCCTTGATGTATGGACGACCGCCGCGATCGATGCGAGGCGCGAGCATGGTGTTAGAAGTCATTTGCACTTCAGAGAATAAAGAACGTACAACTGTAGGAACTTCAAACTTCATGTGCAATTCAGCCAAGAATTGATCAGGGATCAGTTCAGCACCTACACCAGCGCCATCGTAATTTGCTTTTGAAACTTGAGCAGCGATTGAGCGAGGAGCAACAGCCAAATGTCGAGCGATAGCAAGATCCAATTTTGGAGTGTGCTTTTCACCGACAAGCATGTTTTTAACCATGCGGCGATCGTTGGCTAGACGCTTCATTTCAACATGCCAGTTTGAAAGATTTTCCTCTGTATCAAGCAATCCAGCCTCATGTACAGTCTGTACTCCAGTCGCTGTCTTGACTTGAGTCTTTCCGGCTGTCCAGCGGATCGATCCGTCTTTATTGACAAACTTTTTAAGTTCTGAATCAGTGCCAGTAACTTCGACAGAGTCAGCACGATATACGGCTTCTTCTGTGAGGCGTTGTGCTTCTTTCAGTGCTTTCATTTGTTGCTCAATGTTGGCAACTTTTTCATCTTGATTATTTCGGAGGCTCTTCAGCTCTCCCATAATTTGCTTAACTGCATCAATGTTCGACATAATTACTCCAATGTCTATTTGTTAAATTGTCTAAGTTCGCGGAGGAAGTCATCGAGAGACATGTATTTTTCTTCGTCCTCGCTGTCTTCCTCTTTCATTTTATCTTTTTCGTCTTCGCTGTCTTCATCATCGTGATATTTTTCTTCGTCATCATCGTGATATTTTTCTTCGTCGTGCTCTTCATCGTGCTCGCGCTCGACTTCTTCCTCTTCCTCTTTGTCGCCCATGATCTCCATAATCTGCTCATGTGACTCAAAAGGCATATATACAGTTTCACCGTCAAGAGTATGCTCATGCGATCCACTCCCGCCCATCTCTTCGGCTTTTTCTTCGGCTTCTTCTTTACTGTTGTATAGAGGCATCTCTATTCCATCGGTAACCATTGATCCCACAAGTTCACGCAATACATTAGGAGTATCGGCGCTCTTTTGTGGCTGTGGATCTGCCTTTGCAAACTCTACAATTACAGTGTTAGATTTTGTCTCTGTGATGGATACAACTTTATTGCTTTGGATCAAGGATTTTGCAACGTCGGCAAGCCCGATTCCTCTAGTGAATTGCTTTGACAAGGTAGCCTCATTGTTTGCAGGTATTGTTACGATCGATACTTCTAAAAGTTCGGACGCTTGAAAGTAAGATCCTGACTTTCCATGATAAGGATGATCAGTAGGCAAAGAACTACGAGCGATAGTTTTACTCGGCTGAAATCCGACTGATACAGCATTGATATAGCCGTCGCGCACTTTCTGCTCAATCGTTTTAGCCATGTCGTCTTTTTGATCAAATTCCACCTCCAGCATTAATTGCTCATTCTCGACATAGGCTTTACCCTTGCCGATTGGCATCTGTGACGGATTGTGATTAAAAAGCACAACTGGATTGCGATTGTATGCAGACAGATCCCAGCCCTTTTGATCTACGACATCGCCATATCTATCAGGTGACGCTGTAGACGCTACAAACTTGATCGGCTTGTCTTGTGTTGTCTGCTTTGCTTGGAAGTTCTTGAAACGCATCTGTGCTCCTCTCAGTTATGGTATAGCATACAGGATCTAGTGTCGAATAATTATTTACGCTCTCTATATTTCTCGTAGCACTCTTTTGACCCGTCAAGAAAAGACTCACAATGATTGATTATGATCTGTGAGTTCGCTACGTTCGCAATTTCTTCACACTCTTGACCGCTGGTTTTCGCCTCGACTCCGCGCCCCATTACGCGGCAATACATTTCCCTGCAAAGTAAATCCCCGTTTTCTTTGATGTATTCAGCGCTACAAGGTTCGACGAGCAAATCAAGGTTAGTAAGTTGCTTTGCTACATCTGAGACAGGATCGACAGGCTCAACGATAATCGGGCTGACTGGCTGACTGACTGGCTCTTTCTTGTCTTTTGTGATTACTAGGGTACTGACTCCGCCAATAATGATACCGCCAAGCCCAATTAAAAAATACGCCGTTAACATGCTGATCTCCTTCAGTTGCATTTTAATCCTCTATGATAATCGGGGCGATAGTGCACCGGCAATTGATATCCATAGCCGCAGCACCGAATGAGGCCGGAGCAGGTCCAGAGTATCCATCGACTTTAAAATCTTGATCCACTGGGATCGGGGGCTGGCTGCCTAGTTCAAGGTGTGTCTCCCTGACTTTGTCATCACGTGAATCGATCCATTCTTTCAACACCTTGACACCCTCTTGATCTTCGAATTGCTTGTATGCATCATTGGTGGCTGTGTTAATCGCTTTTGTGGTTTCAGTCTGTGCAATACGCTGCGCGCGTGCTGCGTTGAATGTCGTTGCCGATCGGATGTTTTCGGCGATCTGTTTGTTGCTCAATCCCTGCTGTATGCCTGCTCTCACTAGCCGCTTGACTTGCTTTTCATTTGTTTTGTTAATCTGCTTTGCCATTGTCAGGATCTGACGTTCCATAATTGGACGCTCTCCAAATAGAAGATCAAGGGGTTTCGTTTTGCCTGTCATGTCGTACAGCTGTGTAACTGTGTCGTTTCCAGTCAATATGAAAATGGTACGATAGGAGCGCCCGATCACTTTCTGGATCTGTGTGATTTCTGCAACGCGTCCGAGTATCGTTGTATAGTCGATCGCCTTGCTCTGTTGTTGGTTTATAATCGCCTGTGCTAGTGCCTCCGCCCGTCTAGCGTATCGATCTGCAGCGTCATCAAGATAAATCTCTACAGCCCGTTTCATTGCTCTCTCAGCCGGTACGACTTGACGCTTGATCCACTGCCGCCAATACAGATCCTTTTGTGCCTTTGTCATGGATTGCGACAGGTCCCGTTTTTCTGTGAGTCGCTTCTTTTCGTCGCTGATCACTTTACGCATGTGAGACAATCCACGAGATCCAACGACTAGCCATTTGATTTGGGCAACTACACCAGCAAGCCGGAAATCTTTAAGGTGACGCGCCGCCCATGCTTCACGGGTACGGATCGCGAGTTCTTCTGTTCGTGTCTCTGCTACGCTGCTGCTACGCTCTGCAATGGGTTTCAGTCTGTTGTATTGTTTGTTACCGAGTATATTGCCGCCCTTATCCCATATCTGAGGCCAATTGTCTTTCAGATCCTGTGCCTCGTCATGTGGGAATCTTTCGTATTCAGAGTTACGCAGCGCGACTTGCTGATCCTCGCCATCATTTGGGAAGTTCGTTGGATCTTTATCTCCAACGCTCCCCCGCGTTTCTAGTGCGTCAATCTTTTTTTTTTCGTCTTTTCCAGACATCGGGTGATCTTTTGGTAATAAATCCGTGTCATGTTTGCCGCTTCTGTATCTTCCGTTACGGAGTGCGTAGAGATACGAGTTAACGCGTGCCATCGCCCACTGCTGCGGACTGTTCACCGATGGTCTGACGCTGGCGGGGTTGTTACGATAGGCCCCGATCCCTCGCCAATATACAACAGCAAGCCGGAATTTAGTCGTTGTCTTTGCCTTGTTTTGATTCACGTCCTCATTGTGATCCGTTGCCTTCTTTTCGAGTGCTGTTTGTGTGGCGTCTGGCAACTCGTTAAACGCCTCTTTCATGTTGCCAATCTTTGCGAGTTCGTCTTCCTTTGCTCGCTGGACTAGGTCTGTTAGTGCTTGCTCGATCGCTTCTTCTGACTGACTGTCTTCTGTTCTCTCTGTCTCTCCAAATGGGCTATCTGTTAAGCCCTCATATGCATAAGCCTCACTTGCTGACATACCCGATTCAATGTGTATTCTAATCCGCTCAAGTTTCTCAGTTCGCACAGCCTGCAACGCGTCGACGCCTGAAAAGTCGATCATGACATGCAACGCCGGATCGAACTGCTGTGCGATCTGCGTCATGAACTGCTCAAGTTTACGCGCTCGCTTTTGTTGGATCTCGTAATATGTGATCGTTGCTTGTCTTGCTGTCGCATAGTTTGCATCCGGCAAGCCCAGCACGGTGGAAGGCACGCCACAAACTGCGCTGATGTTTTCCCGTACCATCTCCCGCAGCGCTTGGAATTCGAGATCACGCGGTGACAGGTTAAGAGATTCAACAGAGATCCCTCCGCTGAGCGCCATTGCCCCGCCGTTTTCAGTCATGGATTTATAGGCTTGCATGATCTCTTGACGTCGTCTTCTGTCCCAAATATCAGCGGGATCCGTAGGCGATAAAAGCACATCCGGCCGCCCTTGCTTGCTTACACTGCTCGCCATACGTTGGGCGTTAATGTCTGCTGTGATCTCCTCGTTCAATGCCTCAACAATCCCAGATCCGTACAGTTCGCCAGAAGATCCATAATCCCATGAGGCATTACGAATATGTATCACGCGCTCCGGTGGATATATTGCAGTGTTTCCTCCATCGCTGTATTCATAGCCCTGTATCATTTTGATCGGGTCTGGGATTATGCGCACGCTCTCCGGATGCAGTCTGTAGAGGCTTGTGGGACTTTTTTGATCTCCAACGATCAGCGTGTAGACGTTGCCTGTCATCATGAGATCAACGATGAATTGCTCGCGGAATAGATACCCGTCCGTGATGCTTGACGGTTGACGAAACAGATCTAGCACTGGATGATC